TCCCAGGTCGAGACGAGAAGTGGAAAGATGAAACCATGGAAGCCTTAGACTTTGATAACGAAAAATTTGAACAAGAATATTGCTGTCAGTTCTTAGGAAGCTCAGGTACACTAATAAGCGGTGCCAAACTCAAAGAACTTGCGCCTTCTAGGCCGGTGCATGAGGCCGAAAACATTACACAGTACGAAGCTGTTCAACCAGATCGTTCTTATGTAATGGTAGTTGATGTATCAAGAGGTAAAGGTCTTGATTATTCGGCGTTTAATATAATTGATACGACGGAGATGCCATACAGACAAGTATGTGTTTTTAAGGATAATACCATAAGTCCTGTAGACTTTGCCTCCGTTATATATAGAATAGGGCTGATGTACAATGAGAGTGCAGTGTTAATAGAAATTAACGATATTGGCGAACAAGTTGCTGATATACTCTTTATGGATTACGGCTATGAAAATCTTCTCTTTACTGAAAACCACGGGCGAGCCGGGAAGCAAGTATCAAATTTTGGAGGGAAGAGATCAGATCATGGAATACGAACAACAAAAAGTGTAAAGTCTAAAGGTTGTTCAATATTGAAATTATTAATTGAGCAGAATCAGTTAATATTACAAGATTATAACACAATACAGGAGTTATCACGTTTTAGTAAAAGAGGCAATTCTTACGAAGCAGAGTCAGGTCATCATGATGATTTGGTAATGACCTTAGTACTGTTTGCATGGTTATCTGACCAACGATTCTTTAGAGAATTAACAGATATCAATACCCTAGCGGCATTGAAAGAAAAAACCAATGAACAGCTTGATGAAGAATTATTGCCATTTGGCTTTATTGATACAGGCGATCCACTAGCAGATGATGCAGGATGGATTGAATATAGGCCTGATAGAGTTTTTTAGATATAGAAACTTTTATAAATAAAACTGTGATAACTATAAATTAGTAAAAAAAAGATTTTATTAGATAATATTAAAGGAGAATAATATGGCTTTTTCCGTAAGTCCTTCCGTAATTGTTCGAGAGGTGGACGCATCAGCATCGGTACCTGCCATCGCAACACCACCTGCAGCAATCGCTGGCGTGTTTAGATGGGGTCCTGTAGGTGAAACAGTTCTAGTTTCTTCAGAGAATGAATTAGTAAGTAGATTTGGTACGCCAAATGGAGATAACTATGAAACATTCTTTGTAGCAGCAGATTACCTTTCATACGCAAACGCATTATATGTAGCAAGAGCAGACAATGGAGCAGTAACTGCTTCATCTCGTTCAACATCTTACCATGCAAATGGCGATGTTAACGCAGTCACAACTGGCGCATTTGATGCATTATATCCAGGATCTCTGGGTAATTCATTAGAAGTCGCGTATGTTAAAGGTTCATCCTACTCAGACGTATCAATTGCAGTTGAAGATATACCAAAAACAAAAATTACAGGCGCTAACTCTGAGGTTATAGCAACACCTCAATCAATTGCTTTCAATTCGAAAGAAATTGGGTTTGAAGTTTTACCTGCCAACGAAATTACTACAATTACAAGCGGTGATATAATTACAATTGGTAACGATTCAGTCGGCTACCAAGATATTGTTGTATCAACGATTTCTAAACAAGCAAAAGATGCTGTCGGTGATGATACAGCAAACTCTGTTTTAACAACATCAATCCAACATGACCTAACTTTAGAAAGTCCTTATCTGTTAACAGAGACTTCACTAAATGCGCTTTCTATTACAAGAAAGTGGGCATACTCAGGTAATTTTGGAAAAGCACCACAAACTGCAAACTATCATATTGCAGTTGTTGATGCAGACGGTGGAATTAGTGGAGATGCAGGAACAGTCTTAGAATTGTATTCTGACGTTTCAGTAAATCCAAATGCTAAATTGGCAAGTGGTAAAACAAATTACTTCTTCGATGTAATTACACAAGAGTCAAGTTGGGTTAAAGTAGGCCACGCAAATACATTTACAGTAAATACATCTGAATACGAAAGATTAGGTGTTAACGTAGGTGATGCAACTGGTAATACATCAAACTTCAGCCCCAACGTTGGAACAGATGGAAGATCTGAAACACTAGCAACACTTGCTGACCTGGCCTCAGGTTATGATTTGTTTAAAAATTCAAATGAAATTGATGTTTCTTTTGTATTAGGTGGTAAATCAGATGATACTGGTAACGTAGGTACATACTTGATCTCAAACATTGCAGATTACAGAAAAGATGCAATTGCATTTATCTCGCCTGCTAAATCAGACGTTGTTGACGAAAGTAAAACAGAAAAGAAATTAGCAAATATCATTAACTTTAAGAATTCTTTACCAAGTTCTTCTTATTGTGTAGTTGATTCTGGTTATAAGTACAGATATGACAGATATAACGATGTATACAGATATACACCACTTAACGGTGATATCGCAGGTTGTGCTTCAAGAGTTGAACCTTTTGAATCTCCTGCTGGTTTCCGTAAGGGCGTAATTAAGAATGTTGTAAAACTTGCCTTTAACCCTAACAAAGCTCAAAGAGATCAGTTATACGGAGCAGATGTTAACCCAGTCATGGCTCAATCAGGAAGAGGCGTTGTCCTATTCGGAGATAAGACAGGATTAGGTGGTAATAGTGCTTTCGATAGTATAAACGTCAGAAGATTGTTTATTGCCGTAGAAAAGGCAATTGCTAACGCTGCTGAATCGTTCTTGTTTGAATTGAATGACGAGTTTACTCAAGCTCAATTCAAAGGAATCGTTGAACCATTCTTAAGAGACATTCAAGGTAAAAGAGGAATTGTTGATTTTAGAGTTGTTTCTGATACGACAGTAAACACACCATCAGTTATTGATTCGGGTAAGTTTAGAGCTAATATCTTTATTAAACCTGCACGATCAATTAATGTGATTGAGCTAACTTTTGTTGCTACAAGATCTGGTGTTGAGTTTGAAGAAATTGTTGGATCTCTCTAACAGTATAAATAATTTTAATAAAGGAGAAAAAGAATGGCATTTAATATAAATGAGTTTAAATCCCAACTAGTTGGTGGCGGAGCTCGTTCCAATCTTTTCCAAGTACAACTCTTAAACCCTGTAGATCCTTCTGCCGATTTTAAGATACCATTTATGGTTAAGGCCTCATCACTACCAGCATCAACTATATCATCAATTGATACAGTAAATTACTTCGGGCGTCAGATTAAATATGCCGGAAGTAGATCATTTGACACATGGAGTGTAACGGTTATTAACGACGAGGATTTCTTAGTTAGAAATTCAATGGAAGCTTGGATGAATAGTATCGCAACACACGATACAAACTTAAGAGGACTGCCGCAAGATTATAAATCAAACGCGTTAATTACGCAGTATAGTAAAAGTGGTGACCCATTACGTACTTATAAGTTTGAGGGTTTATTCCCTACTAGTGTTGCTGCTCAAACAATGGATTGGGACACTGATGCTATAGAAACATTCGATGTTACGTTTAGCTACGATCTTTGGATGGTAGAAGGTAACACCGGAATCCCGACTACGTAATAATTTAATATAGGATGATATTTTGAAAATTTTTGGCTTTGATATAAAGAGGGCGGAAGAGGAGACTAACTTACCTGTTAGTTTTGCCGAGCCCTCTAATGATGATGGAGCGATTACCGTTGGTAATGCGCTCGGTGGATTTTATAATACGATATTGGATATGGAAGGTTCCGCTAAAACGGAATCCGAACTTATAACAAGATATCGTAATATGGCAATGCAGCCTGAAGTTTCGCAAGCAATTGATGATATTGTAAACGAAGCTATCAGTGTTGATACAAATGATAGAGTAGTTGATATTTCTTTGGGTGAAACAGAATTATCAGATAAAGTAAAGAAGACTATTGTAAAAGAGTTCGATAAAATACTTGCTTTATTTGATTTTACAAATAACTCTTATGATATGTTTAATAAATTCTATGTTGATGGAAGATTAAACTATCATATTATTATTGACCCTGAAGATGTTAAGAAAGGTGTTATTGAATTAAGGTATGTTGATCCTCGTAAGTTAAAGTTAATACGAGAAGTTGATAAAAAGAAAAAGGATCAACATTCAGGTGCACCTCTTAAGAAAGTTAAGAACGAATATTACATGTATTCAGAAAGCGGATTTCAAAATACAGGTGTAGGTGCTGGAGCAGGCGGCGGATCTACAACAGGAATTAAAGTTGCTAAAGATTCAATTGCTCGAGTAACATCGGGCTTAATGAATGAGAATAACAGTTTAGTGTTATCTCATTTACATCCAGCAGGAAAGGCTTTAAATCAGCTTAGAATGTTGGAAGATGCTGTTGTTATATACACGTTAACAAGAGCACCAGAAAGAAGAATTTTTTATATTGATGTAGGTAACTTGCCGAAGAATAAGGCAGAGCAATATCTTAGAGATATGATGGCTCGACATAAGAACAAGTTGCAGTATAATTCGGAATCAGGTCAGATTACTGATTCTCGTAAGATGCTAACAATGACTGAGGATTTTTGGTTTCCTCGTCGTGGTGGAGAAAGATCAACGGAAGTTGATACCCTCGCAGGAGGTAATGCACCAGGATTGAGTAGTAACGAAAACTTAGAGTATTTTCAACGTAAATTATATAAGGCGTTGAAGGTACCTTTATCTCGTTTAGAACCAGAAGCCATGGCAACCTTTGGTAGAACATCTGAGATTACTCGTGATGAACTAAAGTTTGGTAAATTTATTAGAAGGATTCGTACACGTTTTTCATGGGTATTTAATACTGTACTTGAAAAACAATTAGTACTCAAAGGTATATTGACACCTGAAGAGTTTAACGAAATTAGAAATGATATTCGTTATGACTTTGTTAAGGACAATTACTTTGAAGAATTAAAGGAAGCTGAGATACTGAGAGAACGATTGAATACTCTTAGAGATATATCAGATTATACTGGTAAGTATTTCTCTCATCAGTGGATTACAGCCAATGTTCTACAAATGACAGAAGAACAGGCGGATGAAATGGAAGATCAAATTGCTGATGAAAAATCGCAAGGTGGTCATCCAGAAGACGATCCTTTTTAAAATATAAATAAAAGTATAGAGTAAATTAAATTAGGGACTAAACATGAAAAATTTTAAAGATCTAGTTTCGGAAGTTGCCCAACCACAGTCTCCTGAGGAAAAGCGATTTAAGGACCAACATACAATTGAGGTAATCCCTCATCCTGTTGCTCCTGATCACGTTTTTACCGGAGAGATTCCTGGTTTAGGTGATGGCAGCAGAAAGGCTGACACCAAGAATGCTGAAGCTGATTACGACAAAGCGTATAAAACTAAAGTAGATAATACATTACCTCAACGTGCAGGTGCAGGCAAACAAGTTGCTGTTGAAGATAATAATATTCTCAAGAAGTCAATTACAGAAATTCTTGGAGTCAACAAAAAGAAAGAAGATGACAAAAAGAAAGATGATGTTGAATCAATGGAAGAAGAAAGCGGAGCAACTTGTGGTTGCGGCCCTGACTGTGGACATTGTGGTGGAAAACATGAAGCATCAGAGATTGGTAAAGAATGTTCTTGTTGTGGAAACAAAATTGAAGCAATTAAAGAAGGCGGATGTTCAAGCGATACTTTAAAAGCTGAAAAGAAACCTGCCAAGAAAGCAACAACTAAAGAAGATAAAGTTGATGCAGATTCTAATAAAGATTCTTTAGAACCTGAAGCTAAACCAATTAAAAAGCCAAAAGTTTCACCAACATCTGTTTCTATTAAAGATTCAAATGGTAAAACAATTTCATTAACATTTAAAGAGATGTTAGATAAAGTTTCCACAGAGGAAGAATTGCTTGAGAGTCCCCAACAAGAAATTCCAATGATGATGAAACAGTTAAACTTTATTTGTTATGCTTCTCAAGAAATTGAAGAATACCTTGGAGAAGGACAAGATCCTGAAGAATGGTGGCAAAACAAATTGGCTGAAGTATTCTCAAATGTTAAATCATTATATGCATATGCCAAAGGTGATGCAATGGTTAGTGGTAAGCCATTAGGAGCTGCAAAGATTCTTACTAAAGCTGCTTACGGCGAATCAATCCAAGCAGGATCATTTGAACTACAAAACAAAACTTCAGTTGAAATATCAGAAGAAGACGCTGATTTATTAAATAGAATGTTCGAAGAATTAACAGAAACAAATTCAAGCGATATGTATAGTGTTATGGTTGCTGATGAATCAGGCTTTAACGAAATACTAGAATTTGCTAAGGAGAACTTATCATGAATTTAATTACAGAATATACAGATCAGTCAGTAGAAGTAATTACCGAAGCTAAAGAAGATGGTAAAAAGAATTACTTTATTGAAGGAATCTTTATGCAAGGCGATATTAAAAATCGCAATGGAAGAATTTATCCAAGCACAACTTTAGAGACCGAAATGGGTCGCTATCAAAAAGAGTTTATTGAAACTAAACGTGCTCTTGGAGAACTAGGTCACCCTGATGGTCCGCAGATCAATGGGGATCGTGTTTCACATCTTATTACTGAGATGAAACGCGACGGCAACGATTTTTATGGTAAGGCTAAAATCTTATCGACACCTATGGGGGAAATCGTGAAGAGCCTATTAGACGAAGGAGTAAAGATCGGAGTTTCGACTCGTGGTCTTGGTTCGGTCAAGGCAGGTAGAGATGGAGTTATGGAAGTCCAAAAGGATTTTCATCTTTCTACTGTTGATATTGTTACTGACCCTTCAGCACCAAATGCGTTCGTAAATGGTATCATGGAGAACGTAGAGTATTATTACGATATAGCTTCTGGTAATTGGAGAGCCAATCAGGTTATTCAAGAAATACAAGAAGAGGTTGAGAAAAAAATCAATCGCGTAGTAAGAACAATTGATGAAGAGACGGCGACAAGAATGTTCCAAACATTCGTCAAATCTTTGAGAAACTAAATTTTTATAAATAAATAAAGTAAAGTTTATTATAAAACATATTTGTAGATTTAAACAAATTTTAAAGGAGAAAATAAATGGAAAACGTAGAAGAAAAATTCGTTTCCGATGATGGCGTTTCATCTGTCCCTGCTGCAGTCACACCCGAAGGTGGAGAAGGTAAAAAGGACAAGTTGAAGAAGACCACTACTGATGAGCCTAAAGGCGCTGTTGATGGCAAGAAAGTAATTCCTGGCCAATCAGATGCAGGCAAGCCTGTTCCTACTGCGGAAGAAACTGAAGTTGATGCTGAAGTTGAAACTGTAGAAGAAGTAGTGATTGAATCTTCAATTCAGTCAATCATTGAAGGCGAAGATCTATCAGAAGAATTCAAAGGCAAGATCAGTCTTGTATTTGAAGCCGCATTAAACGAAGAAGTAAGTAAAAGAACTGAGACAATTCGTGAAGAACTAACTAAGTCTTTAGACGAAGCATTAGAAGAAGCAGTAACTGAGAAATTAGATACCGTAACTGAAAATGTTGATAAGTATTTAGATTACGTAGTTTCCGAATGGATGTCTGAGAATGAAATCGCAATTGAATCTGGAATTAAGGTTGAAATGGCGGAATCATTAATGTCAGGTCTTAAGAACTTATTCGTAGAACATAACGTTAGCGTTTCAGAAGAAACTGTTGATGTTGTGGAAAACTTAGAAACAACTGTATCTGAATTGGAAGGGAAAGCCAATGACTTAGTAAACGAGAATATCGAATTACAAAAAGAAATTGCCACTTTCAAAGCAGATCAAAAATTTGACGAAGTTTCAGAAGGACTATCTGAGAACCAGGTAGAACGTTTGAAAGTATTGTCTGAAAAGCTTGATGTTGAAGATGTAGAAGCATATGCTGAAAATCTTCAAGTAATTAAGGAATCATTCTTTAGCGATAAGCCGATTGTTGAAAAACATGACGTTCAAGCTGAGGATGATGAAATTATTCTAGAGGAACAGGAAGTATCTAAACCAACTTCTGATTACACCTCTATTAATGCTCTAGTTGAAGCTTTCAACACTAAGAAGTAATTAGAATAATTAATTTGGTTTTTAAATTAAATTTTTAATTAAATAAAAAGGAGATCCATAATGGATAACTATACAAGACTAGTGGAAAAGTGGGAGCCTATCTTAGCGCACGAATCTTTTTCACCAATTACTGATAATCACAGGAGAGCAGTTACAGCTACTATCCTGGAAAATACAGAACGTGCACTTGCAGAGACTGGCGACTTATCAGCAAACATGACTTCATTGCTTTCAGAAGCACCTGCTAACGACGCCGGAACCGGTGGATTTGGTGGTGGTTCAACTGCAACAGGTCCTACTGCTGGTTACGATCCTATTCTTATCTCATTGGTAAGACGTGCTGTTCCTAACATGATCGCATACGACATCTGTGGTGTTCAGCCGATGACTGGTCCTACAGGACTTATCTTCGCAATGCGTGCTAAGTACGGTTCACAAGCAGGTGGTGAGGCTTTATTCAACGAAGCTGATACTGACTTTGCTGGTGACGGAACTCATGCTAATACTTTACCTGGTGGCGCTGTCACTACTGGTACAGGTATGGGAACAACTGAAGCTGAAGCCTTAGGCGACGGTGGCGGTACTAACTATGCAGAAATGGCCTTCTCAATCGAGAAAGTAACTGTTGCTGCTAAGACTCGTGCTTTAAAAGCAGAATACACAACTGAGCTTGCTCAGGAC